CTGCTCATATTACAAGCGCTATGGCGGCTGATGTAGAAACAATCAAAGAAGATGTTGATGAAATGAAAGACATCATCGCTGGTTTAGGGTGGATACCTATAGAGATTAACGCTCTTCATGAAAGAGCTGATATCGCTGAAGGTGCTATCCGTAGTAAAACGTGGGGGGAAGACTATTATTGGGATAATTCGGAGTTACGAGGATAATGGGTCGTAAGAAAAAACCGAAGTACTAACAAAAAGAAAGGTGACAATGTTCACAAAAGACTTAATCGAAAGAGTGGTAGCAACTTTTTTCCAAGCTGCTATCGGCGCTATGAGTTCAAACTCTATGTTTGATCTTGGCGTAGACCAATGGAAAATGATGGCAGGTGCAGGTGTTGCGGCAGCTATCAGTGTAATCAAATCAGCCTTGGCTCAGAAAGTGGGCAACAAAGGCACTTCTTCTCTGACTGTTTGACATGCCAGAGTCAAGAACTTGTCCTAACTGTGGGTTTCAAACAGACCCGAATGAACGCCAAGGTATTTGGTGTCCTGAATGTGGCAAGTCTATCGACCCTGAAGAAACAGCAGAAGTGTTGGGTTCATTAAAGATACAGAGTTTTATTGGGGGGCAGAGTTTAAGCCCTGCGATGGAAAAATTTAATGAGACAGGCGATCCAGCCGTCTTCGCTAAGAAGGGGGCTTTGGATTACGATCCTGCTTTAGCAGTCAAATGAGTGGTTTAACTAAGTTCATAGCTGGACTAGCTGCTCTGCTGACTGCAGTAGGAACCCTTATAGCTACGCTAGGTTTTGGGGGCGATGACGCTGGGTATAAATATCAAACAATAATTCTGAATTCGCCGGAAGCATATGAGGCGTTCTTAGAAAATCATCCTGGTTAGTAATGGCTAAGGTTTGGATAGATCAGGATCTTTGTACAGGTGATGGACTGTGTGTAGAGATATGCCCTAGTCTTTTCGACATGCATGACGATGGTCTAGCATATGTTAAAGAAGTAGAATGGAAATCTTTATATGGACCAGATACGGATCGTGCAGATAAAAGCACTCCTCGGTTACAAATGGCTGATGGAACTGCAACAGTCCCAGAAGAGCTCCTTGAGACAGCGATTGAAGCGGCTGAAGAATGCCCTGGTGAATGTATTTTTATAGAGCCTTAGTATTGACTCCAGAAAGAATCTGAACCTAGATAGTCCCAAATTTTTTTAAGATAACGTATTAGTCTCACTGTTAGCTTTCGCTCTACTGTGATAACCACAGAAGCAACGATGTCCTCCTATACATTTACGGCGTGATCTCCCTAACTTACCTGTTCTGTGAAGACGATGTGCTCTTATCCGTCCCATTAATCAGGAAATATTTCTAAGTCATCCATGCCATAAAACTCTGGGGCTAATGCTTGATGCCTGTAATGAGGTAGCATTTCTTCTCCGAAAGGTGTGACATGGAATACATCTATTCTTTGAGGGCCACATAAGCATGAACCATCTGGGGTTACTTCATGAATAAACTCTGGTTCTGTTGGAACGTAGTGGAATGAATCAGGGTGTCCTTCTTCTTTTTGTGTGGTCCATACAGCCCACAATTCACTTCCTGCTACTAATCCCATATATAGAATCTACACTATTTGTGGTGCTTTAAGGAAAAGGTCTGTGACTTGTTCTTGTAGTTGTTTTATTGACCCATTATTGTCAATAATATAATCCCAGTCTTTATAGTCTTCTAATTCTTCTTCTCCTGCGTGGGTTAATCTTTGACTTATTCCACGATCTATTCTGCAGACCACACCTCCTACTGCGTGTATAGCGTCTGCTTCATTTCTGTATCTAACATCTGTTATGACTACGTCTGTTCCTTCTTCGTCTAAACGATCTGCTTCTACCATAACTACCCTGCACCATACTGTTGGATCTATTTTGTCTCTAACAGCGTGTCCTAGTTTTTGTAATAGTGACCTTACTTCAGGGTTTTGTTTAGCCATTTCCCAACCCATTTGATCCACCATGCTTTTCAGTGTGAAATAATAGCTAGTTGAAACAGGATCGACCACAGGGTCCAAATCATAAAGAACGTCTCTGACCTTATCTGCGAATGCTAGGCGTTTCCAGCCCCAATCTTGGAGCCAGTCGCCTGCGGTGTCTTTACCTACCTGAGCCCTATGGCCGAATCCTACAATCATTAGTTGAACTGCCTTTTTGCTTCTTCTACTTCTCTGTGTTTTTTGTATTCACTTATTGTCATAGTGTCATGGTCGAGTGATTGCTGTTTATTTTTCTTATCTTTTTTAAATTCTTTACTCTTCTTTTCCTGTTGCATTTGTCTTCTCATTCTTTCGTAGGCAGCTTTTGTGCCTTTACAGAAATCACATCTACACCCTTTAGTGTAGCCAGTCAATCCATGTTCATATCTCTCTCTTGTTTCCATTTTAAACCTCTCATATTTCTAACATTTCTAATCTTGTTTGACATTCAGATGTCAACCATTGCTGTTTAACCAGTGCTTGTACAGCAAATTCTGGTATGTCTGCTTCTTCTTTAAGCCGAGTGAAATTAGTTATATCTATAATCCACTTGCCTTTACCGTTTCTGTTCCTCCTAGTTCTTTCTGCGGCTATTAGTTCCCAAATGGGTGCTAAGTATATCCTTGGTAGTTCACTTCCCACATTGTCTCTTAACAAAAAGAAAACGTAAGGGTATTTTGAGCATGCTCTACGTATCGTAAGTTCGTCTATTACGAATAAATCTCGTTCTTCAACACCATCTAGTAAATGCCACCTCTGTGTGTAGTGCTGGTTCTTTTCCTTTACTTCAATATAGTAACCAGGGACCCAAATATCCAGATCGTCTGTGGCATCGAATCTAGTTATTACAGGAATACCTATAGCTTCTGCGACATGCTCTTCGTATCTTCTTGCGTTTGCAAAGTCATGAACTTTCTGTTCTCTAGTTCTTTTGTATGGCTCATTCACCGCTATCATCTCCTTCAGAGAATATTTCTGGCATGTCCACCCAGCGTTCCAATAATTCATATAGGAAATCTGGATCCACCACTGCAATAGTCCCTGGGGAAGACGACTTTCGTCTATCACCATCTGCCGCAACTATCACCCACCTATGATCCTCTGCTACTTCCTGAATCTTCCGCACCCAATTCCTTATATCCCATGCTTTACGATGTTTCGCTTCGACAGGGAAAGGTATGCCAGTGAAATCATTAGATTTATTACCGGCTTTGGCACGGTCAGCGTCAGGCCATATAAACTTCAAGTCTTCGAGAACTTCGTTCTCAAAAGCTGTGCCTTTAGAGCGAGAAGGATTAGCCATCATTCCCATTCTAGTACAGGAGGTACCCAACCTTCTGACAATGCTTCTGCTAATCGTCCCCCAGGCAAAAATAATCCTTCTATTTGGTGGTCTTCTCCTAGATAATCAGTGATTTTTTCTGCCGCTTTTCTTCCTGCTTGATCGTCATCTAATAAAAGAAAAGTTATTTCATAGTTCCATCCGTTGAACCAATTGGCTTTAACACATCCTGCTCCAGCAGGTAATCCGAACACAATGTTCCTATGGTCATTTTTCAATGCTTTAGAAAGACACCATGTATCTGATTCCCCTTCACATATCCAAGCCATAGTGGCATTTGGTCTTTTCAGAACAGAATAAAGTTCTGATGTAAACCTGCTTCCTTTCACACTCATCTTGCTATCAGCTCCTATCAGACTTCTAGTTTTTATACCTACTACTTTCTTGTTGTACCAAAATGGGACCCATAGAGAGTATGGGGTTACTTTCACACCGAATTCTTCTATGTCTTCAAGTGTTAAATAAGGCCATTTTTCTTCTACTTTTCGTCTAGCATTATCCCTTGCTTGTGAGTCACCTTCAGGCTCACTCTTAAACCTGTCTGTAAGGTCAGGTAAAGGTTTTTGATTTACTGTTTGCTTTCTAGGTCCATCCATTCCGTCCGCTTGACAGATGAATGTCAACGCTTTCCAGAAGTTGCAACCAAAATACTTTTGAACGAAAGTTATTTGGTCACCACCTTCACCTGAGCTGAAGTCATACCAGTCATATTCGTAGATATGTAAACTAGGTACTGTTTCGTCAGGGTTATTAATAGAAGCAATTTTATGACCGCTGTTAGGTCGATCTAAGCCTAAAAGATCTAGAATGGTTTCCATTCTCACCTCTCCAGCTATTTGTTTCATCTCTTCTACGTCTTGCATTAAAACTCCATCTGCCCATCGGGTCCCTGATTGAACCAAGGAACTATAGAACCTGTATCTACATCAAAATAATGTCTGACACCGTCAGGGTAAACACCTCCTGAAGATCTTGTTTTGAGGAACTGTAAACGGAAATCTGTTTCCATTGATTCTCTCATGTCAGGACTTAACGAAGGATTCAAACACGGTCTAAAAGCGCCGCCTACATAATCAGCAGACATCTCTCCACCGAAACGAGCATCAGTCATAGTCAAAGGCTGATGTCCTTGGTTACCATCCCCTCTTTTAACCTGATGCAAAACAACTAAAGCTATATCTTCCTTACGTGCGAAATCTTTTAATGCCCAACCTAACTTGTCTACATTTTCCACTTGGGTCATCCCTGGGGACCTGACAAGCTCCATGTAATCCACTACGGCCAGCCTTGGTGGTTGACCGAATTGCCCTGCATACTCCTCTAACGCTTCACTCATTGCTCTTACAGACATCCCTGGTTCATCTTCTATAGCCAGCAAGGGATATCTTTCTTCTGCTATCTTCACACCTTCTGCCTCTCCTGTCTCAGAAAGTGACTGTTCTATGTCGATTGTTGGCGTGTTGCTGGCTATACCAGCGAGCCTTTGTAATATGTATCTGCCATGCATCTCTAAAGAGAAGAACACCATAGGTGTTGTTCTTTCTTGGTTAGCTATGACGTTAAGTGCGAACCATGTTTTACCCACACTGGTTCTTGCTAGGAATAGAAACACCTCCCCTGGTGCTATTCCTCCATTGGTACGGTCATCGAAAAGTGGAAAGCCAGTGGGTACTCTGGTTAGCCCAGATGTAGCCCACCGGCTTAACTCTTCTCCGACTTCCTCTAGTCGGCGTACTGGCATAGTGTCTACTTACCAGCTTTGAATCCGGCTGGGATATCCATTCCGAGTTGAGCGAAAACCCAATCGGGTGCTCTCGTCTTGAATTTATCTGACGTAAGCCAGAGTCCAATATTGAACTGTCCTCCACCATCTTTAACTGTCTTATGACGGAAGTCAGGACCGGCAGGGTTCTTCTTATCTGCAGTGTTATTAAACCAATTGTTAGGGTTATTAACCAATGCGTCCTGCCATTTAGCTTCTTCGCTGGAATCAGCACTTATAGGACCAGCTTGAACCTGTGGTGTAGGCGCTGGTG